CGTTTTTGAAATACAGGGGTTTTTACATAATCCGGAGAACCTACTTGCAATGCCAAATTTGAAATAATTTCTAATGTTTCGTCAGGTAATTTATAATCAAATCCGTTGAAAAGAATTTCATTAATACTATCAAGACTATAAATCATTGCCTGTGCTGTCATATGTATTTTATACTATACCGCATAATATTTATATCAATTTTATTAAAAATATAATAATATGAGTAATTTGCTTAAATACATTTAATGATTATATATATAATGACAACCACAGATAGTGATTTTAGCGCGATTAACGGAGAAAGATATGAATCTTCGTATGAAATAAACAGTTGGGATGAGTTAGATTTAAATCCCAAATTATTAAGAGGTATTTTTGCATATGGCTTTGAAAAACCTAGTCCTATTCAGCAAAAAGCAATCAAACCAATTATTTTAGGAAAGGATGTTGTTGCCCAAGCACAATCAGGTACGGGCAAAACGGCCACCTTTACGATTGGTGCACTTGCCAATGTAGACGTGACAAGTAATAACACCCAAGTATTGGTCTTATCACCCACTAAAGAACTAACTATTCAAACCGCAAAGGTTTTTGAAAATTTAGGGAATATGATTGATGGTCTAAGAATTCAACGTCTTTATGGCGGGTCTGTTATTGAAGAAGGCAGTAGTTTTTCAAATAAATCTGTACCTCACGTTATCTGTGGTTGTCCTGGTCGTGTGCATGATATGATGCGTCGTGAAAAAATTTCTTCAAAACAAATAAAAACAGTAATTTTAGACGAAGCAGACGAAATGTTATCTGCTGGTTTTAAAGACCAAGTATATAATATATTTCAATATTTTAGTAGTAGTATTCAAGTAATTCTAGTGAGTGCAACTTTACCTGAAAGTATAAACGCAATAGTTAATAAAATTATGAGAAATCCTATACAAATTTGTGTTAAGCGCGAAATGTTAACACTTGAAGGTATTAAACAATTTTATATAGCAGTAGACGATGACCGTCAAAAATATTCAACATTGAAGGACTTATTTTCTTATTTATCGGTTTCACAATGTATTATTTATTGTAATAGTGTGAAAAGAGTGCAGGATTTATATGAAGCAATGAAAGAAGACGAATTCCCTGTTTGTCGTATTCATAGTAATATGGATAAAACCGAAAGGGAAATCGCGTTTAATGAGTTTAAAGGTGGAAAATCTCGCGTGTTGATTTCATCAAATGTCACCGCACGTGGTATTGATATACAACAAGTAAGTATCGTAATTAATTTTGATTTACCAAAATGTATAAATACCTATCTTCACCGAATTGGTAGAAGTGGACGATGGGGTAGAAAAGGAGTGGGTATAAATTTTATTACACGGCGCGACCTTATGAAGATGAAGGAAATAGAAACTCATTATTCAACCCAAATTAATGAAATGCCTTCTGATTTAGGGTTTTTAATAACGTGTTAAGAGATTTTGTATTGTAATAAAAATCCTATTCGTATAAAAAAACCATTATATTTCTGTGATAACTTTAAATATAATGGAAAACAATTCAAGTGAAACGAGTATAGTTTGTAATATTAATGAATATTTTAAAACCCCCATTTACTACAATGATGATAAATGCGAATTAAAACAAAACATTATAGCTGATTTAGAACTCATCTACGCTGTAGATGAAACGTGTGAACCCATATATTCGTATTGCTTTAATAATGATAATGATGTATCAAAAAAAATAACAGAACAAATCACGAAATATTACACCACGGATGTGAAATTTTTACAAGAGAGCCAACAATTTATAAAGTCCTACGCTCCACTTGAAAACAAATATACTAGCATATCGCCAAATTATAACAAAATTATTGACATATGGAATGAATTAAAAATAGATAATGGATTTAAAGAAAAATACTACTACATAGATTGGGAACTATTCGAATTTCTAAATAAATCGGCAATTTTTTTACAATTTATGAGTATTTATAACTTATTTTCCCCAATATTCTCTCTAATGGTGCCAATTATAATATTAATAATCCCTTTTTTTATTTTAAAAATGAAAGGCATACCACTTAATATAACTGAATATATCGAGGTATTGAAGTTTGTGGCCCAAACAAACGCTGTTGGAAAATTATTCACCGTAAATTTTTCAGAAATAAATATTCAGGAAAAAATATACATTTTTATTTCGGCTGCGTTTTATTTATTTTCAATTTATCAAAATGTTATGGTTTGTGTTAGATTTAATAACAATATGAAAACAATTCATAATCATTTTAAAGAAATTGGCCTCTATTTGGATAATACCATAGCCTCTATAGATAATTATCTTAGTTACAGTGCTGATTTGAGTTCTTTTGAAAAATTCAATAACGTTCTTATAAGTAAACGAGAAATGCTACAGCATATTAACAATAAAATAAAAACAATCTCTGAGTATAGTTTGTACAATATAGGTAAATTCAAGGAAATTGGCCAAATACTGAAATACTTTTATGAACTACATACGGATACAGAATACGAAGACGCTATTATGTATTCTATTGGGTTTAATGGCTATATAGATTGTATAGAGGGTTTACAAAATAATATTGTAGAGAGAAAAATGATGTTTGCCACATTTATAAATGAAACCAAGAAAAGCGTATTTAAAAATAGTTATTACGCTTGTTTAAGCAGAACACACCAACTACAGAATGGAAATAATAATAATAATAATAATAATAATAATAATAATAATAATAATGGTAAAAATAAACCAGTCAATGCGGTTAAAAACACCGTTAAATTCAAAAAAAATCTAATTATCACAGGTCCAAATGCTTCAGGAAAAACAACCATTTTGAAATCTACGCTTATTAACATTATATTGACCCAACAATTTGGCTGTGGTTTCTATGATTCCGCAAAAATGGCACCATTTAAACACATACACTGTTATTTAAATATTCCAGATACTTCCGGCCGCGACAGTTTATTCCAAGCTGAAGCTCGTAGATGTAAAGAAATTTTAGATATTATTAGTCAACACAAGAATGACACACATTTTTGCGTATTTGATGAATTATACTCGGGTACTAATCCTGAAGAAGCGGAAACCAGTGCGACGGCGTTTATGATGTACTTACAGAAATACAAAAATGTATCTAGTTTATTGACGACGCATTTTGTAAAGGTTTGCAAAAAATTGGATAAAATAAAAGGAATACAGAACTCTAAAATGGTGGCAAAGAAGGACGGACGTAAAATAAAATATACCTACAAATTAGAACCAGGTATTTCAGAAGTAAAGGGTGGAATAAATGTTTTAACAGAAATGAATTATCCCAAGGAAATAATCGATAATACAATTTTACAATCGAAACAGATGTAAGTTTGCATAATACAGACAAACTTGTAAAATTGTAAATTGTAAATTTTTGAATATATTTTATCCTACTATATTTTAGCTATGAAGGAATTTATTTTATATGTTGTCTATTACGATTTTTTTTATTATTTTATGCACAGATTGCTACATAGTAGATACTTCTATCCAATACATAAAATACATCATAAACAACTACAACCTCAATATTACGATTTCTATAATATTCATATATTGGAGTTACCTATATCAAATGTAGGATTATTTTTCGCAATTTATTTGCATAGACTGTATATGTATCAATTTCTATGCGCGGTTATTTTTATAAATATTCGCGGAATAATGGAACACGACATGCGGTTTGCATTTTTAGTAGGAAACCACCATTTATTACACCATAAATATTTTAGTTGTAACTATGGGGGATACTGGCTGGACTATATTTTTGGAACTCTTCGTACTGATAAAATAAATGATAAACTCGAATGAAATAATTACAACGTTGTGAAAATAAAAACACTATAAATCAATTCGTTAGTAAATGAATTAATTTATATTATCTTTTTGTAATATAATGTCTTTAACCGATTTATTTACCCCAACTTTTTTTACATTTTTAGGCATATTGCTACTTGTTGCAGCACTTATTGTTATTTATTTTGAAAACAAAATGAGAGACCAAAATCACAAAATTGCGTCAATGTTAAGTCTTGTATCAACTTTAGCAGAAGATATGAATAGAGTCAAAATGAGTGTTAACCATTTAGCTATGACGACAATAGGAGGGACAGCTCAAGACCAATTAAATACCGCTTTCATTTCAAATGAAAACAAAATAACGGTTTCTGATGATGAAGGTGATAGTGACGATGATGCGAGTGAAATATTTGACAACGAAGAATTAAGTGACGATGACTATCACGATGATGACGTTTCTGAAACAGACACTGATACTTCGTCGCAGGACGATATAAAGGTTTTAAAATTAAATATTAGTGAAGAAGCTAATAATGATGATAATGACGATATTGATGAAACATTGGATTTAGATGCTATCGATGAAAATGACGATTTAGAAGATTTAGATGACAATTTATCAGAACTACAATCAGAGATTTCACACATAAGTGATACAGAAGAAAAAATGGAAAACAATGACAACCTTTCTGCTTTAGATTTAAAAACCATTAGTATTCATTTAGAAGAAACCCAACACGACAGTCTTGATTACAAAAAATTGCCATTACCTAAGCTAAGAAATATTGTTGCTGAAAAGGGATTAACATCTGATGCATCCAAATTAAAAAAGAATGAATTATTAAAATTGCTAGAAAGTGAATAAGATTTTATCTTATCATATATAAAATGAGCTGGGGAGTTTGTTATAGCGGTTCTAATAATATAAATTTTAATTTTCCTCCGATAATGGCAGATGGACGCAATTGGGCACAGTGGCAACCCGATGCTGTTGTAAACGAGAGAATTCAAAGACAAGAAGGTATTAAAAACAATTGGAGTTATCGCCAATACTTACAACATAATGGCTTACAAATTATGAATTACAATACGATGGAATCGTGTTATACATTAGGTCTTGACCCACATACTAAAACAGACCGCACCCCGTCCGCAAATGTTCCATATAAATTCAATGGAATATTTGATACGAGTACACCTGGATATGGTTACTGCAATAGTGATTTAAAAAATCCTTATTTAAGTCGCGAACAATTAAATGCAAGATTAGTTGCTCCTTCCATTCATCCTGAAAGCTATAAAAATTTATAAGGTGTATAAAAAGTATAAAATATTTTGATATACTTTTTATAAAAGTATAATAGTATAAAAAGTATAAAATATTTTGATATACTTTTTATAAAAGTATAAAAGTATTTTGATATACTTTTTATAAAGTATAAGTATAATAATGAAAGTTTTAAGTATTGATGTAGGTATAAAGAATTTAGCATTTTGTCTTTTTGATAAATCGCCAACCGCACAGCAATTTAAGGTAACAAAATGGGATATCATAAATATATCTGAACAAGAAGAAACCTCCAAATGTTGTTTTATCGAAAAAAATGTAGTTTGTAATAAACCCGCAAAATTCAAGAAAGACGACAATTGCTATTGCTTAAAACATTCCAAGAAACAACAATTACAAATACCAACATCTGAACAAAAACCCGGATTTATTAATAAACAGAAAATTCAAAAACTTTATGAAATTGCAGATAGTCATAATATTAAATACGAAGCCAAAATAAAAAAAGTAGACTTGGTAAAATTAATAAATGAACACATTACAAATAACTATTTGCAAACAATAGAAAGCAAAAATGCTGCGGATGTTGATTTATTTAATATTGGCGTCAACATTAAAACAAAATTTAATAAGTTATTTGAAAATGAAGGTAGCGTCGATTATGTCATTATCGAAAATCAGATTAGTCCCATTGCTACTAGAATGAAAACGATACAAGGAATGATAGTCCAATACTTTATTATGTCAAATTTAAAAGTGCATTTTATAGAGTTTATTTCTGCTTCAAATAAATTGAAAGATTGTATACCTAAAGAAAAAACTGACACAGGAAAACTGAATTACAATGACAGAAAAAAACTTGGCATTTCAAAATGTTTAGGATTTTTAACAACGGATTTTAGATTTAACGAACATATTGAGTATTTTAATCAACACAAGAAAAAGGACGATTTATCCGACTCTTTTTTACAAGGTCTATGGTTTATTAATAACAAAAAACTGTAATTGCAATAAACATTTAGACAATGCAGGGTTTTATTGTTTTTATTGTATATTGTTTCTTATTTACGAAATAATATATTTACAATTCGTAATACTTAAAATTAAATGTTCTATTTAATGAATAGATATAATGGGTGATATAATGGAACTTACAGAGTTAGACTTTAACGATAATGATTATCAAAATAATGGCTTTGGTAAATCTAGCAATTTTGGAGGTGGTCTTGAATTATTAATGAATGATAAAATTAAGGACACTAAAAGACCGTCAAGTGATATTGAATTAGACGACTTAAATAACCTTGAAAATGAATTAAATGATTTAGTAGACGATATTCCTAGTAGTAGTTTTAAACCCAGTTCCGACTTCTTTAATAAACCAAGCGTTTCTTTCGACGAAGGACCTAGTATTAAATTAGAAGGTCATAGTGATACTAGTTTAGGACGTTCTACTTCCCAAACAGAAAATGACAACAAAACGTGGGATGGATATGGTAAGTTTAATAATATTCCATTAAATCCGGATAAAGCAGTCCCATTAGAACCGAAAATGTCAAAAGAAGAATTACTTAGGGAAAAGTTCAAATATTTAAGAAAGCTTGAAGCGTTAGAAAAGAAAGGCGTCGAACTTTCAAAAAAATACAATATGGAGTCGTCTTTACAAGAAATGATGGGTGAATATGAAACCATTATGGACGAGAAATCAAAACAAAACTCTGTAAAATTCCAAGGGAATATGCTTATGGCAGCTATTAATGGTATCGAGTTTTTAAATGGTAAATTTGACCCATTTGATATTAAATTAGACGGTTGGAGTGAACAAATTCAAGAAAATATTACTGATTACGATGAAATATTTGGAGAATTACACGAAAAATACAAGAGCAAGGCATCTATGGCTCCCGAATTAAAATTATTATTTCAACTGGGTGGAAGTGCTATGATGGTGCATATGACAAATACAATGTTTAAGAGTGCAATGCCTGGTATGGATGATATTTTAAGACAAAATCCTGACCTAATGAGGTCTT